GTTCTTAGCATCGACTCTCCAGTTGCTCTCCTTAGTAATCAACGCATTGAAGCAATTGAACTGCTCGTAGTTGATAATCCTTGAATGTGCATAAAGCTTGAGCAAATCAGTCTGTGAAACTGCTTTTGCTTCTACTGTTGTGGATATCGTCAAGATCAGAATTGACATAGGAATAGCTAATAAGTTTTTATTTGTTTTTAATTTTATATTTATTTTCTTTTTATTTATCTTTATTTTCAAGATATTATCTTTCAAGTATAGCGATAGATCCTGACATTCTGTCAAGGATTGAGTCCGGTGTGTCGCATCGTCCACAGGTGCCTGTGGATAAGTCTGTGGATAACTAATCAAGACCAGCCACCAGCGAATCATCGACTAGCTTGACCGAGAACGCACCACAACCAGCGCATTGAGCGAACCATTCGTGCATTGTTAGCTCTCGACCTTTAGTGATCAGATGTTGCTGGCGTGCATCACCATAGAGCTTCTTACATATCGAGCAGTCAAATTGCAGCAGTGGCATATCCGCTCCTGACCAACGTATCGATTGGATTGAGGTTGCCTTGATCTATCCACCATGAATCCTGACGTGGATTCTTAAACCTCTTGCGCTTAGCGAATGCCACCGGAAGCCAGCCGACGATGTAATAAACCGGCGACTTGCCAACGACCAGAATGGCCACATCATCATCACGATCGTACGGATAGACAATCAGATTGCCTCCGGTGTAAGTAGTCCAGCGCACTTCTAAACCTTGACCAACATCTGCCCGTCTCTTGCCCTTGTTATCGCTGATGTCGTAATCAAGTCCGAAGTATCTAGCCACCACCATCTCAGCAGCTAGTGATTCGGCATATTCAACGCATCTTTCATGATTGTTCAGTTTTGAGTTGTATTGAATGCCGTGACCTAGTGAGCCAGATTGTGCAAATATGACATCACTGGCACGTCGATGAATAGCCCATTCATCAGCCTCCGTTACTGTCATTTTCTGCATTTACTACAGAACCATAGAACCGGCTCTCCTCCGACTGCACGCAAATAACCTGCACGATCTAAAATCTCAATCCGCTCACAATGGTCGCATCGCTCACACTTAAACTCTGCAACAATTTTGCCATCAATGAGAGTCCGACCAATCATTGTGTCCACATCAATCATTTCAGTTACGCGGCTCATACCTGTGGCCTCCACTGTCCATCAGATCCGAGCATGTACCATGCTGGCGCACACTGCTTTGCCTTAGCCTTTTCGGAGCACATATATCCGCCCCAGCCTTTATTCGTCTTAGCTGATGTGCCTTCTCGCCAGATCATGTGACCATGAGAGCACATAGGAGCAGCAGCTACTTGAACGCCGCCTAGATTCTCTTTAATGGTTTCCATAGCTATGCCAAGCGTGGGAATGCCAGCCTCTTCTGCCTCTTCACGTGTCTTAAACGATGGAACGTCTCCGTGTTTTGTGCTCCAGTAGTCATAGGCAACGGCAGAATCTTGCACAATCTTTGGATCAATGCGCTCTACCTGTTGCATATTCTGCACTGTCGGCCGCTTATCGGCTCCGAGTACGAGACCCACGCAACGGCCAATCGCTGATGTGACTGTGTCCTCAACAAACCATTTCTTCATCTGGACGTTGTAGGTGTTCACGTTGCCGAAGGCGTAATCAATGCCAGCTGGCTCCTGGTCGTCGTAATGACGATACACACGGCATTCGACTAGGACATAGCCCTTCTCTAGGTTAATGTCCATGATTGACGTGTGGATCTTGCCGTCTTTGTGTGTAGCCCAGAATCGCTGAATGCGTGCAGCTACATCTTCGTAGTTTTCTAAGAAACTCACTTTGTCACCGCCTGAGATGATGCGTGACGCCCTACGGCTCGACCACGTTGATAGCCCTCTTTGTGGCCTTCTTTGTAGCCCATTGTGTAGCTCACAATCGACCACAGAATACAGGCCAGACACATAAACAGAAATAAACCGATTTCACCTGATGTCATTTTTTGCTCCCGTGGGAGCCTTGTCGAATGCTCCCAGATACAGAGTGACATTGATGGCTGACAATTTCAAGATTGACATCGGCGTGTCTATTTTTTAAGAGCAAACTCCAGCAGTAATTGATCTAATCGCTGTTCAATTCGAGACACTTGATCCTTGAGACTGTTGCCGCCATTCGGTTGCAGCTCCCGCATGATCGACTTCACCATAAATCTCATTGACGAATAGATGGCAGTCAGCACCGCAAGAACAAGCCCACTCACCGCCGTCCATTCGCCTACACTCACTTCTTGTAACCGAATGTCACGTCTTTTGGATTAGCCCATCGAGCAAGAGCTGGAATAACACCAGCGACAAGCCCCATCGCTAAATCTTTTGGATTTGTGTTGCCTGTCATATACACGGCTAACATTCCGGCCACAGAGCTTCTCGCCCATGATGCACCTAACGCCTTGATATCTTTCATTTCTTCTTCTCCTTTGGCTTCGCCTTTTGGATTAGCTCAACCACTGGATATTCTCCTGCATAGGTTGTCAAGCGAGCGCGAGCGAAACCGACAATTTCTTTGCCAATATAGCGTTGCTTAATCATCACCATGCCGCCGTTGCGTTGATCTCCATCTCCGGAAGTATTGCCCTCGATGCAGAGCACACTAGTCGCTCCTACCTTGACCACAATTCCTATGTGGCTGATGCGATCAATGCCATCGTGTGGAAAGTCCATGAAGCATAGATCGCCTAGCTGCGGCTTATCTTCAATCCATCGCCCAAGCTCTTTCATTTTATGAGCTCCAGCAGCCGTTGAAACCATTGATGGAATCTTAACGCCGGCAGTATGAAAGACCCAGTTGCAGAAGGATCCACACCAGGGCAATCCATCGGCCTTTGTAAATTTGCCGTACTTTGTCAGATTCTCGCCAGTCTCACTTGTACCGATTTCAGCTAGTGCGACTTCGATGATCCGTGCAGCCGTGCCGTCCGGATACATCTTAGTCAAGTGTTCCACTTATAGCCCAAGTGCCTTTAAGTCGTCAGCAGTTAAACCAAGTGCTGCAAGTTTCGCTTGTGCAGTTTCTTTGTCGGCTTTGGCTTTTGCTTCGCTTGCAATTTCATCTGCCTTGACCTGCTCAATAGCCGCATCAATTTCTGCCTGAGTAGGTGCATCGCCTTCTAATATGTCCCACTTTATTGTTGAATAATCATTTTCTGTAAATGAGAACTCAGCAGTTGGCTTTACTTTTTTAATTGCTTTTGCTAGATATGACATTATGCACCTATCTCTAAAAGAATAATTGACGACATCGCCGAACCCTGTTGGCAGTTAATAGTCCAGGCAGTATCTCCTGCGTATTGCACCTTGTAAGTTGTAGCGGAAGTGGTTGCTGGAGAATCTAAATAATTCAAAGCTACTCTACTAAAATGGTCTGTGCTGCCACTTGTTATAGATGTAAATTGAACACCAAAAGTTTGTCCGCTACTATCATCAAAAACCGACGTGCCATTTCGGCAAATGTTAGATGCTAGACGCGTTTGACGAGAAGCACCTGTTGTTCGTACCAAATTGACTTGACCACTTACTAAAACCAAAACTTTACTTGTGTTTAATGTAGGTGTAATGGTTGCAGTGATTGAACTATCTGTAAAAGAAGCGCTTGTAATAGAAGTGTTTGTTTGAGTGACCGCCTGGACTACTTGCAATACTTTGCCGCCACCTGCTGGTGCAGCCCAAGTCGGAATACCACCTGCAACTGTCAAAACGTTTCCAGTTGATCCTATTGCACGACGCGTGAAAGTGCCCGAGCCTGTGCCATAAATTAAATCGCCATTTGTTGTGATTGCAGTTGCCATCGAGTTTGTTACTGTTACATCACCAGACGTGCCACCGCCAGAAATACCAACGCCAGCAGTGACGCCAGTAATGTCTCCTACTTGTGGAGTGACCCAAGTAAAAGCCATATTTGTTCCAGAAGTTTTTGATAATACTTGACCAGTCGTGCCACCAAGCAGGTATTGCATTGATGTATCAACGCCCTGTCCAAAGACGTTAAAATCAGCTGGCAAGTCGGTGACGAGATCAGCAGAATTCGGCATGACCCAGCCGAAATAGGTTGTTGGATTAGCCATTTATTTTTCCTTTCATCATGAGACGATTGTAGCGTTTGCCCAATCTAATACTGGCGACACACTTGCCCATGTTTCTACTATTGGCACATCACTCCATGTCATCGCTTGCAGTGAATAAGCCAGTGGAGACATGAGCAAAGTGACATCTAATTGATTGTAAGAAGCGCGGAAAGTCCAGCCCTCGACAAAGCCCTGAAAGACTCCAGCAGACATATTTGACGGCAAATCATTAAGAGCTATTGGCTGACCCATGAACACATTGATGAGAGCGTCACGATCTGCATTGTCCAGCTCTGGATTGGTCAGTGCGTAGGTGATGGAGTCAAATATTGGCTGCGGATTGGCTCGAAGAGCTAAATAGAAAGCAGCTTGAGATGTTGCGTCGGCAGCGTGTTTGATTGTTGTTGTAATAATTTGAGCAAGGTCGCCATAGGTTGCAATAGATGTGGCGTCAGTATCACTGACTTCATTGGCCGAAAGTGTGCCGTATTTGATTGTAATGTCGTTCCTGACATCTCCGGCGCGTGTCTTAATCGTGATGCCACGGCCTAGAGCTTGATTGGCAGTGAGATCCGTGTATCCGTAAGTCGCAAGATAAGTCGTGCGATGAGTAGAGTCGCCATAGGATATAAGGCCACTAGCGTCCTCATAAAGATAACCAAGTCCTGAAGTGGCAAGAGCTGAAACTAAGTCATAAACGACTGTGCGATTGGAAGCACGTTGAGCCAGCTCATAATTGCCTGGTGTGTCAATTTCTCCGTAGCCATTATTTTCAGCATTCGCCCAAGTGACTGTTGGATCATAGGTGCTCCATTGAAGCGCGGCTGGCACTTGCTGCCATTGATTAAAAAGCACTGCGCTTAAAATTGTAGCAATTTGGTTTCCGTCAAAGTCTTGAGTCAAGACGCCATTTGTGAGTGCCTTTTGAAGCCTTGCAAGGGCTCCTAGAGCCGTGATGGTGACTTCTTGAGTATATGCGCTAGAGCCGACCTGCGAGACGCTGACGGCGATGTCCACCACGGATCCGCCGAAGATTGGCACATAGGCCGCCGCCGTGTCCTGCACTTCGATTGAGATGCTGTCGTTAATTTCGTAAGGTAATGCAGCTTGACCAAAGATGATAAGAGTGACCGAACAATAGCCGGCTTGAGCTTGTGCGTAGATATTTGTGCGCCCTGATGTGATGCTTAGATTGGCAAGAACCGAATCGGTGATGTCAGTGCCATCAATTTTGACGCGCCAGACTGGAGCCCATTGTGTCATTAGATTGCCTGGAGTGCGCCGGCTCCGCCAGTGCCACGGAAGAATGAATCATTGAGAACATTGACGATTGTGCGAGCA